CGACCGGGCATGGCCGGCTTTGGTGGCGGTGGCGGTCGAGGCTATGGCGGTGGGATTGACGGCAGCGGGCGCGGTTATGGCGGCGGCGGTCGAGGCGGTACTGGTGTCGGAGGTGCGCTCGGGCCTGGTGGTCCGCCGAGGACGGAAACCTATGGCGCAGGCGGCCCGCTGGTCGAGCCGGTCACCGGCACAGGCCTCGGCGGTGGTGTTGGGGGCTATTCAGCGTCAATGGGCCAAGGCGCCCATGTCGGCGACGACATCATGGCGCCGCACGGGTCGCCGGTTTACGCAATCAAGGACGGTGTAATCGATCACTATGGAGTGGATAATCAAGGCGGGATGATCATCGTCGTTCGGCACAACGATGGTACCTATTCCCGCTACATGCATTTGAGCAAGAGGATTGCGCGGCCGGGCGAAAAGGTCGCCGCTGGCCAGGTCATCGGCAATAGCGGCACTGCGAATGGCGTGCCTCATCTTCATTTCGAAATGTGGAGTGGGCGGCCGAACACGCGAGGTTCTAGAGTTCTCAGCCCGCGTCAGGTCTATGGTTGGGGCAAGGGCAATCTGCCACAGGGAGGTCGGACGGTTGGCGGCCAGCAAGGCCAGCAGGGATCGCAGGGTCCGTTCCCGACCACGGGCACGATCAGCGGCACCGCGTCGACCTATGACCCAACGTCGGAATCACCATCAGCAGACTCCGGTGGCCGGCGTACAAAATCGGGCGAGCTGTACGATCCGAACGATTGGACCGCCGCGTTGCAGACGGATATTGCCGCTGGGCGTGGTGGTGTGGGCTACGGCAAAAACTATAAGCCCATGTTCTACATGGTCGAGGCGCCGAACGGTCGCAAAGTCATCGTCCGCATCAACGACATTGGTCCGCTCGCGCGTGGCCGCGTCATCGATCTCAATAAGCGCACCTATCAGTATTTGGCGCCCGGCCAAGAGCCGGGTTTGATCAAGGGAATCAAGATCACGCCGCTGCCCGGAACGGATTGGAAGGTGGGCCCGGTATCGGAGAAGACATCGGAAGCGCCGACAACAATGCCAACAGCAATGCCGATAACGATGCCGATAACGATGCCGATAACGATGCCGCCGACTGATCGGCAGCAAGGCAATGCGATTGATCGGGTGCTCGGGGCGGAAGTTGCATCGCCCTCCGATCCACTCGCTCGCCTCAAGGTTCACGTCGATGCGCCGCGTGGCACGACCGTCAACGCATCAGGCGACGGCATGTTCAAGGAGGTCGAGACCGATCGTCCGCTTCGTTACGAGCGCGCACCCTCGTTTACCGATGCTGTGCCGTGATCGATGGCGACCAACACCGAGGTTAAGCTCACCGTAACGGCGGTCGATAATGTCACGCCGGCCCTGCGCAACATCACGCGGGAGATCAAGGAGGCCTCGGAAGCGGGGCGTGCGTTTCGCACGGTCATCGGCGGATTCATCGGCGGATTCGCCAGCGGTGTTCTCAGCCAGATCGCCCGGGAAATCCACAGCGTAGCCGACGCGATGGTCCGGTTGGGATCGTCAGCCGTCGAGATGAAGTACCTCACCGAGGAAACGCGGCTCTCGCAGGAGCAAATCCTCAAGTTTCAGTACGGAATGGCCAAGCTGAACATCGGCAGCGAGGAATCTGCGCGCATTCTGCAGAGCCTGACGGGCAACATCATCGATCTGCGGCGAGGGGCGCTCAGCCCGCTCTACGTCGAGCTGCTCAAGGTTCCTGGCGGGCAGCAACTCGCCGATGCGATTATCAAGGCGCCGAGCATGGAGGAGGCGCTCAAGATACTGATGAGGACGGCGAACAACGCGGCCGATCGGGCTGGGGCGATCCGCTATCTGAGCCAGCGGTTCGGGATACCCGAGCGAATGTTTTACATCCAGATGCAGAACCTGCCGAAGATCGTGCAGCAGAATATCGAGGCGGGAATCAAGTGGCACGAAAGCTGGCTCAGGCTGCAAACCACGTTCATGAATTACGGCACCCTGCTCACCAACACGCTGCAGCCGGTGTTCACCAAGCTGGCCGATCAGTTCAGCCAATTCCTGGGCCAGAAAGAGAACCAGGAATGGTTCAAGCAAAAGGTCGAGAAACTCGGCGAGTTTTTGCTCAATATGAATTGGCCGAGTTTTGCCGCAGGTATCAACGAGGCCGCCAAGTCGCTGACTGGCCTCGGCGAGAAGTTTCAATGGCTCTACGACAAGGTCAAAGGATGGCCACCGGAAATCCAGGGTATCCTACTTGGGTGGGCGATTGGTGGTGCGCCGGGGGCTTTCGCTGGCCTATGGCTTGGGACTCAAGCACGTGTCGAACGAGAGAACCGCGTGGCGGATTTAGCGGGGCGGATAAAGAATGCGCAGGACGCCATCGAGATGGCGGAGAAACTGGCGGAGAAGAACAAAGACCCCGAAGTTCAAAGGCAATTAAAGGATAGGATTGAGAAAAACACCGAGCTGTTGAAAGACCTGAACAAAAAGCTTTGGGACTTGGAGCACGAGGTCGAGGAGCAGACCAACAAAGCGAAGAAGATGAGCTTTGAGGGTACGCCGCCCTGGCAACGCGACAGGGGCATCATCCCGGCGAGCTTCGCGCCGGGCGGCGGTGTCCCGAGCGGCGGGCCGAGCGGTGGGCCGAGCGGTGGCCAGGGCAGTGGGGCTTCGCCTGGTGCGCCTCCGGGAACGACGCCCGGCCCCGGTACGGCACCAGGCACGGCGCAGGGTGGTCCTGGGCCAGGCCAGCCCGAGCTGGGCATCAGCGGTGGCGGCCGGTTCGGCGGATGGGGATGGTCCGGTGCACGAGCTGCGGGCGGTCAGGGCGGCCCTCCTGCGGGTTTGCCGTCAATGGGGGGCGCTGGTTCGGTGCGCGAGGCACAGGCAGGCGCGGGCATCCGAAAGGGCCCGCTATCGTCGACATTGCGCTCGCAGTTGGAGTTTGCTTCGGGGATGACCGGTCTCGTTCCCGAGGTCTATTCGGGCGGTCAACCGTCGACCGGTGTCTATGGTCGAGAGCGCACCGGGTCTCATCGTCACGATCGTGGCGGCGCGGGCGACATGCTGCTGTATGACCCGGTCGCCAAGCGCTATCTCGACATGCGCAATCCTCAGGATGCCGCGCGCATCGGGGAGTTTATTTCGCGCTCCGTCGAGGCTGGCGCGACCGGCATCGGTGCTGGGATCGGCTACATGCGCCAACACGACAGCGGGCTGCATGGGATTCACATCGGCGGCGGCGATCCGGCCTATTGGGGTGCCGGGGAAAGTATTCGCGGCGCTGCCCCGTGGCTTGGCAGCGCCTATGATCGCGGCCTCAGGATGCGCAAGCAATTCCAATCCGACCTTGAGGCACAACGAAAAGCCGCGCGCGCGGTCGATCGCACGAACGGTGCGCGCGCCTTCCCTTCCGACCCGGCGGTCAGCAATGCGCTGGTCGATATCAAGGTGAAGACCTGGGAGAACGCAACGCCATCGCAGAAGATTTTCAAGGAGATCAGGATGGAGCAGGCGCCGCAGATGTCGAAGGCTGGTTCCGACGGCGGTGGCTGGAGCAATTGGTCCTACGAGTGAGCCATGGCGGCGATCAAGGATTTTCACAATCAGTGGCGCGATGCTTTAGTACGCGGGTGGTCGTTTCGCGGCGTTCCGTTTCACGTGGAGCAGCAGGCGCTCTCCAGCGGACGCAGAAACGTCGAGCACGAATATCCCAAGCGGAACGATCCCTATGCAGAGGACATGGGGAAACAGGCGATCCACTACACGATCCAGGGCTATCTCGTCGGGCCGAATTACCTCACCGACAAGATCAACCTGATGCAGGCCCTTGAGGCGGACGATGCCGGGTGGCTGATCGATCCTTTGCGTGGCTCGATGCTTGTCATGTGCGAGCGCTATTCCTGCACCGAGTCGCGGGACAAGGGCGGCTACTGCGTGTTCGAGATGGGATTCGCCGAGGCCGGCACGCCGGGCAATTCCAATCCGGTGTCGTCGACCGCGAACGATGTCAACACGAATGCTGACAATGCGGCGGGAGCTGCCAGCAGGAACCTCGATCAGCAAGTGATTTCAACCTAACCCGGAGGCGCCAAATGGCGGGTAAATGCAACGTCTTTGTGCTCAACAGCGGGCTCAATGCGCTCCATACCAATGCGTCGCACATCTACATTTGCTCACAGGAGCCGTTGAGCTTCGCCGATGCGACGGTGAACTTCGCACTCGGGAATTATAACTTCGGCGCCGGTAATACCGTCAGCACGCCGGTCAATGCATCGCCGAACGGCTCCAAGGTAACGACCACGGCAGTCACGGCGGGCTCGGTGACCGGCACCGGCACGGCATCGCGGTGGGCGATCGTCGATGTGCCGAACTCGATGCTGCTCGTGGACAACGACCTCGCGGCCTCGCAAGCGGTGACCGCCGGGAACGTGTGGTCGCTGCCAGCCTTCGATTTCAGGATTCCGGGGTCGTAAGCCGATGACCGCCAAATCGATCCATCACCGATTCGTTTCGGCGATCTCGGACGGCACGGACGCGACGCTGGTGCGCCCGTCGAACTGGAACGACGACCACGATCTATGGCTCGGCTTCCGTTCGGTCACGACCACGTCGGACACGCTGGCGAACGCCGATCACCTGAGCATCATCAGCTACAACAATGCGGGCGCGATTGCGGTGACGCTGCCCGCGCCATCGGGCGGCAACTTCCCGCTCGGCTGGAAGGTGAAGCTCGTCAACCTCGGCCTGGGCGGCGTGACCGTCACGCCGGCCTCGACGATCAACGGCAGCGCGACGGCGGTCTCCTTGGCGCAGGGCGAGGCCCTGGAGCTATACGGCACCGGCACCAGCGATTACGTGGGGGTGGCGGCCCGACTTCCGGCCGCGCCGGTCGGGGCTGTTCGCTACGACACATCGCAAGCGCTCTCGACGCCGCAGCAAGCGGTGGCATCGCGCAATATCGGAGCGTCATCGGCGTACCTGATCAACGGCAAGATCATCGAGAGCCATGCTGCCAACGCCGCCACTTTCGCGCTTAAGACCTTGGGCGGGGCCGATCCGTCCGCGACCGATCCGGTGCAGGTATGGTTGCCGGATGGCTCGATCTTTACGATCACGGCAGCGCTGTCGATCGTCCTGGCGGCGGGCTCGACGTTTGCTCAGTATACCTCGACAGCATTCCGATTGTGGTTCGCGATCATTAATGACGGCGGCACGCCTCGGCTTGCCGTTCGTCAGTGCTCATTCCTTGGGTCAAATCGTGCGTTTATTGTTTCCACGTATTCGCCGACTGGCACGACCAGTTCCTCCAATGCAGCCATGGCTTCGGCTTCTGTTCCCTATACCAATACGGTCGCTGTTAGCAACAAACCTTACCGCACCATTGCCTACGCGGACTATGACACTGGCTTGGCCTCGATTGGTAATTACAATGTGAGCCCGACGCGCCTCGTCCTGGTCTCTGGCGATACGCCGCAGGCGGGCGCGATAGTCCAGGGGACCAACTATGAGCAGAACGCACAAAGCTCCACGACCGGAACCACGCTCGTTGCAAGCTCAGTGGCCAATACCTTTGGACCATGGTGTCTGTGTAATTTTATTGATGTCCACGCCGAGGCTACCGTGTATGCCACAGGCGCTGCCGCGTATGTTGTTTGCCAATTGGCTCGTGCAGGCAGCATGATTTCGCTTTCGTCTCAAGTTGGCGGGATAAGCACCACCAGTGGCAGCGCAACTGGCAGCGCTATGCTTGGCATATCCCTACATTGCGTGATCCAGCCACCAAATCTATCCGCGGCGGCTTATGCGGTTTATTTCAATAGCTCGGTGGCGGGCACACAGGTGTTCTGTCCGGTGACCGGCTCATCGATCACGATCAACGAAATCATGGGGTAAGCCGTGGCGACGATCGGACCAACCTTTGCTGATGAGTTGAGAGAGGCCGGTCTCGCTGGCTTGCCGTTTTCGTGGACGCCGGATGGATTGCACGACACGAGCCAACTGCGGCCGGATCAACTCGATGCCGTGAACGCGGTGCTCGCCGTGCATGATCCGAGCGCGCCGCCAATTCCGCAGGGCCTTACGCAACGCCAGTTCCATCAAGCGCTCGCCATGCAAGGCAAGATCACCGAGCAGGAAGCTCTCGATGCAGTAAAGATCGGGACCGTGCCGAGCGAGATACAGTTTTTCATCGACACGCTGCCGACCGATGAGCAGTTCCCGGCGAAGATGAAGTTTGCCGTCGAGCCGGTGGTCAGCCGGTACGACTCGGTGATGGAGCAGTTCGGCAAGTTCCAGGGCTGGACGGCTGCGGAGATGAACGACTTCTGGCGCTTTGCCGCCACCCTCTGACCGAGGGGAACTGATCGGTGGCATACCCTCCCGCATTTAGACAGGCCGCATTTCAGCAAAACGCATTCCAAGCCGGGGCGATGTTCACGACATCGCCTTACTCGCTTGGGTCACCGGTCTTTGCCACACCTGCGCTGGTCAAGGTTCTCTCGGCCGCATCGTACTCGCTCGGCTCGCCGGTGTTCGCGACGCCGGTGCTCACGACGCTGCAGCTTGTTCTTCATGCCAATACGTATTCGCTTGGCTCACCGGTTTTCGCGACGCCGATCCTGCAGCAGCAGCAGTTCAGCCCAGCGAACTCGTGGACGCTCTCGTCGCCAGTTTTTGCGACCCCGGCTATTGCACAAACCCATACGACTTACACCAATGCCTATTCGCTCATGCCGCTCGGTTTTGCGACACCGGTCCTTACCGAGAAGAATGTCCTCAGCGCCGTCGAATACGACCTGTCGTCGCCGATCTTCGCCTTCCCGTCGCCGCTCGGTCTCGTCGATTGGTGGCTGTCGGTTCAGTCCTATTCGCTGGAGTTTCTGCGGTTCGCTCGCCCGCGCCTGCAGGAGCAGGTGCTGCCGGGCCCGCCACCGTTCTATCTCGAAACCATCAGCGAAGCGACATCGATCCTCATGGGCATGCTCAGCGATCTCCTTGCCAGCGTGCCGTCAGAGGCAGGCCTGACCAGCGCCGATCTGCGGCAGCAGGTCGGCGCCCTGATGGCGACAGCCAACACGGCGATCCGCACTGGAGCACTCGCGACGCCGCTATGGGGATGCTTCGAGGCGGCCAGGATAGCGGGTGCGACGCTGGACGGGATGGATCGTGTGCGGCAAGATTTGCTCCTGCAGAACCCGCAAAGCAATCCCGCGATGGCGGTCGTGGATGCCGGCGTCACGTTTGCGCTGGCCGAGGACGCGAAGATCATCACCACGTTGACGTTTGTTTCGCGGAACCAGATCGACACGATGATGGATCGCATGCAGGCGGCATTCGAGCCCGCGATCGAGACGGCGGCCGACTCGCTCGATAGCGCGAGCTACCAGACGGTCCTGGCGCTCTACGGTTCGGTGACCAACTATCTGGCAACGACGCAATTGCCGTTGCCGCGCATCGTGACCTATCAGATGGGCCAAGCGGTGCCGGCGTTGTGGCTCGCGAACTACATCTATGGCGACGGCTCCCGCTATGACGAGCTGATCGCCGAAAACTTCGTGGTTCACCCGGCCTTCATGCCGCGTACCATCAGCGCCTTGAGTGCGTGACGATGGCGTTCAAGCCCCAGGAAGTCGCGGTCCTCATTGTCAACGGTGTGTATTACCGCGACTGGGAAAGCGTGATGGTGAAGCTCGATTTTTACGAGCAAGCTTTCGCCAGATTCCGCTTCACCTGCAGCGAGGGCATGCCGCTCGCCAAGAATTTCGCCAAGCTTCGCATCAAGCCTGGCGACCACGTTGACGTGAGCCTCGCGGGCATTAAGGTGATCGTCGATGGCATCGTCTATTCGCGCCAGGTCAGCTACAGCGCGCGCGCGCATCACATCGAGATTCAGGGCGTATCGCAGTCGCACAAGTTGACGCAGGGCTCCGTCGTCCACAAGACCGGCGAGTGGAAAAATGCATCGTTCCAGCAGATCGCGCGGTCGGTCATGGGGTCGCCGTTCAATGTTGCGCTGCGCGTGATCGGATCACTGCCGACCGAGCCGTTCGATCGCGTCCATCTTCAATTCGGTGAAACGCCGATGCAGTTGATCGAGCGGCTGGCACGAGCGCGCAACATCGTTCTCGGCAGCGACGGCAAGCCTGGCCTGCTCGCGACGACCAATCCTGGCGGCGGCGTGCAGGGTCAAGTGATTGAGGGCGTGAACATCCTCGAAGGTCGCGAGCTGTGGACCTATTATGCAGCCGATAAGGATGTTGTCGCCGCGTTGAGCCAGAAGCCGGGAGGCGACAAGGTATCGATGACCGGGGCGGCGCACGAGCTGTTTCAGAAAACAAATGCATTGAGCTTCGGCGGTGGGCTCGGACAGGCCCTGACCAAGCTGACGGCGGCCGAGGTACCATCCGGCATCCCTGATCTGCGCAATCGCAATGACCAGGAAAATTCCAAGGGGCTGACCGAGAGGATCGAGTTGTTCATCACGGTGCAGGGGTGGCTTCGACCGGATGGCGGATTGTGGAATGTGCCTTCGCCTGACGGGACCGGGGCGGACGTTTACGTGCGCTCGCCGATGCTCATCATGGATCAGGTCTTGCACACGAAATCCGTGACGTTCACGCAGGACAATTCGACCGGCACGCGCACGACGCTTGAGCTGGTCAACATCCTTGGTACTCCACAGAGCCTCCAGGAGCCGTCCGGGGCAGGGGCAGAGACAACATCGACCTGAAGGGGAAACGATGCGTTCAACGATCACCGATGCCGCCACGCGCGCACAGATGACCCTGTCGCGCGCGACGATCCGCAAGGTCGACGACAATCACAATTGGCAAGAGGCCGACGTGGACGTGTTCCACTCGGAGACCCACACGGGGATCGAGCGCCTCCACCATTACGGCTTCACCGCCGTGCCGGTAAAGCAGGATCAGGAGCAACAGCAGCAAGGCCAGCAACAACCGACTCAGAGCGCGGGCGCCGATGGGCAGTTCAACGAGAACCAGCCGAAGGGTCCGTGCGCCGAGGGCGTCGTGGCCTATCTCAACGGGTCGAGGTCGCACCCGGTCCTCATCGGTATCGATGATCGGCGCTATCGACCCTACGGCCTCAAGGAGGGCGAGAGTTTCCAGTACGACCAGGTCGGCCAGGGTACGCTGATCCGCAACAACGCGACCTACGTGCTCACCCTCGACGATCAGCAGCAAAGCGGCGGTGGCGGCGGTGGCGGCCAGCAGCCGGTGACCCGCTTCGTGTCGTTGCGCCACGTCAACAAGCAAAAGCAAAAGCGGATGGGGAATCTGCAGAACCACGGTCAGCAGCAAGGCTCAAGCCAGCTCGACGTGGAAGCGACCAATGGCGGCTCGGGCGGCCAGCAGGATTTCAAGCACGAGGGCGATACGGTCAACCACGAGGTCCGCGTCAGCAAGGGCCGCATCGAGTTCTACTCGGGCAGCACGGTCGTCGGCTATTACGACGGCCAGAGCAAGACTTGGGTTTTCGTCGGCAACGTGAAGCTCGGCGATGCGAACGCGAACAAGCCGATGGTTGTGCAGGGCGACGCCTATGCCGATGTTACTAACAAGCAGGTCATGGCTGTTCCGGGATCGACTGACCCACAACGACGATGACCGACGTTCGCATTGTCAATATCACCAATTTATGGGGGACGACCGCCGACTGGGCTTTGACGCCACTCGGCACGCTCGACGAGACCCAGGAGCTAGCGAACGCCATCAGGGTCGCGTTGATGACGGATTACCTGGCGGATGTGACCGAGCAGCTCCCCGACCTCAACAGCACCGATCGTCACGGCTGGTGGGGCGATTTTGATGCCGACGTGGTTTGGGGCGGCTGGCCGATCGGCTGCAAGAATTGGTTGCTGACACGTGCCAAGATTAGCGACTCGGGCTCGGGCGAGGGAGCAACGCTCGCGCGCGCCGAGGATTATACGCGCACCGCCATGCGGCCGTTCCTCGACCAAAAACTGGCGAGCCGCATCGAGGTCTCTGCATCGCGCATCGGCTTAGAGCGCATTGAGGTTTTGATCACTGTTTATCGCGGTCCAAAACAAGCGATTCAGCTTCAGTTCCAGGGCCTATGGGATGATTTTGTAGCGGGAAAGTAAAACATGCCGTGGACGACGCCCACCCTTCGCGCCACCCGTCAGATGGTGCGGGACGATGTGACGGCTGCGCTGCGGGGCGCCGCCATGGTGGCCAACAACGCGCTGCGTGTGATGTCCGATGCGCAGGGCGGCCTCGCACATCTGATTCTCCGCTATATCGATTGGTTGTCCAAGCAGCTCTTGCCCGACACCGCAGAAACCGAATGGCTCGACCGCCATGGCAACATCTGGCTGGTGAATAGTAACGGCACCATCGGCCGCAAGGCGGCGACCTATTCCGAGGGCACGGCGAATTTCACCGGCCAGCAGGGCTTTGTCATCCCGATCTATACGCAGCTCATCGCGGCCGATATAACCTTTCAGACCTCCGAGGAGATCACGATCGGCGCCGCCGCGACCGAGGGCGCGATCGAGGCGCTCGACGCCGGCTCGGCGGGGAACCTGCCGCCGGGGGCCAATATGTCATTTGTCGTGGCCATGAGTGGCATCGATACGACGATCACGGTGATCGAGCTGGTGGGCGGGGCCGACGAGGAAACCGACGATCAGCTCCGCGCGCGCGTGCTGGAGAGAATCCAGCGACCTCCCATGGGGGGAGATGCCGACGACTTTGTGCAATGGACGCTTGCCGTGCCTGGCACGACCAGAGCATGGTGTGCGCCGCGCGAGATGGGCATGGGCACCGTGACCGTCCGCTTCATGTGCGATGCCTTGCGAGCCTCAAACAATGGATTCCCGTTGCAGCAGGACATTGACGCGGTGACGGCTTATCTTAATCAGGTTCGGCCAGTCGCGGTGCGGGATTTCTTCGTCGAGGCGCCATTGCCAGAACCGATCAATTACACGCTGCACATCATCAACGATAATCTCTCGATCCGGCAGCAGACCGAGCAGAGCGTGGCCGCGATGTTGTTCGAGCGAGCATCGCCGGCCTATTCCTTGAGCGGCATCCTGCAGCCCGCACAGACGATCTACGCCGCCTGGGTGAGCGAGGCGATCAGCCGCGTGATCAGCGAATTCGACCTCACGATGGTCGACCACCCGATGCCCTACAACGGCGCGCTCGCTGTGCCTGGCACGGTCACGTACATCTAGCCGCCCATGGGAGCGACAACCGTTCCGCATGATCGGCACGTGCGCCGAGGCCAGGAAGAATATTTCATAGCGCTTGAGCAATTGCTCCCCTACGGCATCGCCTGGCCGCGCGACCCGACGACGGTGATCATGACGGTCGTCTACGGTCTCTGCGGTGTGCTCGGGTTTGTCGATGGTCGCGCGGCGGATTTGCTTGAACGCGAGAGTGACCCGCGCATCACGACTGAGCTGCTATCGGATTGGGAGCGCAACTGGGGACTCCCTGATCCCTGCTATGCCGAGCCGCTTTCTATCGGCGATCGGCAGAAGGCGCTCGTGCAGCGCATGACGATCCTCGGTGCCCAATCGCGCCAGTTCTTCATTAATGCTGCTGCGGGCATCGGCTACACGATCACGATCCAGGAATTCCGGCCATTCATGGTCGGCATCGATCACTGCGGCGATGCTCGCCATGTCCTGGCCGATGGTTCGCTGAGCCCATGGCCGAACGACGGCATCGGCGACCCCGCGATGCGGTTCTACTGGTGGGTCCACGTCCATCGCGTTCGGCTCACGTGGTTCCGCTGTTCGAAAGGCCAGTGCGGCGTTGATCCGCACCTGCGCATCGCACTCGCGACCGATCTGGAATGCTTGCTCAGGCGCTGGTCGCCTGCGCAGACGATGCCACTGTTCGACTATTCCGGCGTCATCCCGCCCGACCCCATGGCAGGAACACCGTGAGATCAATAGGAGGCTCCGATTCAATATAACCAGCCATACGGCGTAAGCGACCCCAACGCATCCTATGTCAATGGCAACCCCGCGATCGGCGTCGAGGGCTCGATCCCGCCTGCCTCGTCGATCGAGTACGATCAGCGTGAGATCGTCGAGGTCATCAACTGGGCCTATCAGAACGGATTGCCCGGCTGCACTGCGCCGACGAATGCTGACCTCACGCAATTGCGCAAGGCAATCCAGGGGTTCCTGCAGGCACGCTACATCGACACACACATCACGAAAACCGTGCACGGCGCTGGCGCGGACTTCACGGACTTGCACGCCGCGTTCGAGTGGCTCGGTCAGTACATCATCACGCCGAATGGCTATGTGACATTCTTAATCGCCAACGGAAAATGGGTTTATTTACAGCCTGTCGAGATCAATCACGCCAACTCAAACCGCATTGCGATCCAGGGCGGGCCGTTGCTTGGCGCATCTCCGTCGCCGGGGAATATCTCGGTCACCGGCATTCATCTTGCGACGGATGGGACAAATCAAATCCTTTACTTACGCACGGTCTACGCTACCGAGCTAAGTTTCTCCGGCGGCGCTGCCGGTTTTACGGTGTATCGTGATGGTTGTACGCTCCGTTATTTGCTGATCAGCGGCTCGCAGACAGTCGGACCTAACCCGAATGATGGCACTGGTATCTATGCCCGCGCTCAAATTCTGCTGGATGGAGTTTCGGTTTGGGGATTTGGTGGCAATGGTATGATGGCCGAATCTGGATCGATTATCTGTATAACCTCTCTTTCCGTAACGTCGCTCTATAATGGCGTTGCGGGCGTTTATTTGGTCAATGGTTATGCATTTTTTACCCCCAATTCCAGCACGAGCTTTTGCAGCAATGGCCAAGGCGGGGTCGATTTATGGGGAGGCTCCCTTATGGGGGTCGGCACGGCGGATATTCGCGGGAATGACCAAGTTGGCGTTACGTGTTCGAACGGATCGGAGTTCGTCAGTTTGGCTGGCGGCACGATTCACCTGAACAATGGAATGGGGATAAACCTTAGAGGCGCGGCAACCGTGTCCGCCCCATATCACACGATTACAAACAATACTGGTTGGGGTGCGATCGCAGATGGTGGCAAAATGTGGATCGACCACAGCAACTTTGCAGGCAACGGCAGCGGTGATATTACGGCAGTGGGGTATGGCCAGATTAACTGCGTCGTTGCCACTGGAACGAACACCGGTGGTACGCCATTCCTGGGCGTGACGCCAAATACCTTTAGCGTTGCATCGGCTGGCGGATACATTCAATTCTGATGGAGCCCACAATGACGATGCCAACAATCGTTCCTCCCGACATCATGTGTACTCTCTGCGGCACGATATGGGTGAAGCAAGTTCCAGCATGCGCCCATACCGAAACAGAATGGGATACCTATAAGACCTCGAACGGTCTCAGCGATCCTTATCGCCGATGGACCGACCCGCCTGCCGCGAAGGAAAAGGCAGAGGATACCGATAAGTGAATCCCGGCCCGGTCGAGGAAGCGGGGAAAGCTGCGACGCACTTCATCGATGCGATGAGCAGTTCCCCGACCGTCCTCGCCATGACGGTCTTCAACATCGCGTTCCTGGCGTTCGTTCTCTGGTCAACGATGGAGGAGCGCAAGTGGAGGCAGTCCGTGGTCGTGATGATGGTCGAGCAGCAATCGAAGTCGGCGCAGATGCTTTCGGTCTGCGTTCCCTATGAGCAGCTTCCCAAATTGATCGATGCGACAAAGCGGTGGCAACCATGACGGTCAAGCTTGTCGGCACATGCTCCTGGTTCGGTGGACCGGACGATGACGGCGTCTCGCCCGATGAGGGGCTCGCGTTCATCTATGATACCGAGGACGCGCCGCACCTGTTCCTGCCCGAGCAGCCGGAAGGTACGACCGGGCTGGCGCGACGGCTCGATCCGCGCGTGTTCTATCTCGCTTGCAGGTGGGATTACGACGTGACGCCGAAGTCGATGCTTGCCGACCACAGCCTCAAGGCATTGGTCACAGCGGGCGGCAAGACATTCGTGGCGTATCCCGCTGACTGGGGCCCACACGAGCATACCGGTCGCATTGCCGATCTGTCGCCCGGCTTGATGGAAGCGCTCGGGGTCAAGACCGACGACGAGGTTGAGGTCGTCTATCCAGGATAACGGCTTCATGAAGCAGATCGCGAGAGAAATTGTAATGGCGCTGCAGAAGCAGCCGGCGGTCCTGGCGCTGACCCTGGTCGTTTTCGCGCTGCTCGGCTTCATCTTCTATGCCCTGCACGGCGCGGCCGCCTACCGCGAGACCCTAATCAAGCAGGTGCTCGAAAACTCGAACCACATCCACGAGCTAATGCAGACGCGCGGGTTCTCCTGCGGCCCGCAGCTTCAAAGCGACGAATCGAGACCGGCTAATCTCCCAAAGAATTAGAGCTTCGACGCACCGGCGTCGTCCGAGCCCTCCTTGTCTCCCGTGATGCCAACCTCGGGACCGGAGGGGTTTTCCTCCCTTGAACTCGCGCCGCTCCTTCGGGGGCGGCGCTTTTTCGATTCTAAGGCCTCGATACGCTGCTCCAGCTTGGCGATCTTGTTGTTGAGCCCGATGATGTCGCGTGAGAGATCGTTGAACCAGGTCGAGCATTTGCTTCGATGGGCGGCGAGCCTGGGCGAGGATTTCATCGCGCGCTGCCTTCACCTCGTTGGTGAGATCGGTCACGAGCTTGAATAGCGCAGGGATCGAGTAATCGCGTTCCTCTTCGGCGGGGGCAGCGTCAGTCATAGGACACCAGCAGGAACCAATGCCGTCGCCCGGCGACCTGATTGCACGGGTTGGGCGTCGGTGAGCCCAGGCCGAGCTTGCTCTTATCCACGGCTTCCCAGGAGCGACCACGTGGGGCTGCGTGGAACACGTTGGCGAAGGCGACGACCTCATCTCCGGTCATCGTGTCGGGCGCGCAGATCGAGCACGAGAAATCGAAGAACGATGCGAAGCACACCGGCTGATCCGCCAACGTCATCGGGTCGTGTGTAATCATGCGCTTCCCTTCATCTCGGGCTGTCCTTCGAAGCGGGCGAGTTGCTCCTTGAGCAGCGTCACCACGTCCTCGCGGCTCGCATTGCTCATGTAATTGCAGCGACCGGGCCCGGTGCCGAAGTCGAACACCATGATCACGAACCCGGTCTTTTTCTCAGCCGGTGGCTCGCCATTGAAAAAATGATCGATTGCCCGGGCGACCACCCGCATTCGATCGTGGTAGGCCTCTTCGACCGGGGCATCGCCGAGGGTCTGTTCGCGCTGGCGGCGGCGGCGTTTCATTCTCATGGGTGGCCTCACAGCTTTTCGATTGCGGCGTGAGCTTCCTTCCGGGCTTTTGCCAACTCGCTATGCGCGCGGTCGAGCGCAACGCTGGCCCGTTGGAGCAATGCGTGAACCTTGGCGTCGGTGTCCTTGGCGAGAAGGCTCTCCAGCACCGTCAGTGCCGCCGAGGCTTCCGCGATTGCGAGATGGACGATGCGCGGCTTCATTTCTTCCTCCATATCGCTCGCAATGTCGTCAAGGAACCGGTGGCATCGCCCGCAGTAATGGTGCTCGATGTCGTTCGGGTTGCTGCTCGTTGCACCGCAGAGGTGACAGGTGATCGTATTGTTCGCGATCGTGTAGAGGTTCATGCGTGCCCTTGTGTAGAAGGCTCGACAAGTTCAACGACGTTGACAGCCATGTGGCCCGGCTCGAATTCTTCAAGCCACACGCGGCCAAGCGAAGGCGGGAACTCACTGAACCCGAATTCCTTGGCGATGATGGCGACCACCTCGGGAAGCGGTGCGCGTCCAGGCATCGGGACCGAAACCGATAGATGGCGACATAAGCCGATCGGTTGGTGCTCAAAACTGAACGCGATCCGGTGGGTACCGAGCATAATGTGCTCTGACGGTGGCCTCTCGATGCCGGGCACGCGATCCTTGAGCATCAACGTCGGTGTTGGGCCGGGATCACCTTTGATGATGAGCGAAAGCGGAATCGGGCGGCGACGCGCCCGCTTAATCAACTCAGCAATACGATGCCGTTCGCGACGGCTAATCAACAACACGTTCATTTGCGTTCGGTGCGCTCCAGGCGTTCAGCGATGTAGTCGCTGAGCGGGCCTTTTGTCGCGTTTCAGCATTGAACCGGATTGCGTTCTCATTTGCGTTCGGTTTCTGATACGATCGAGATCGTCCAGCCCTTGGCCGAGCAGTACGCGCGCACGCGCTGGCGCGTCCATTTCTTCATAAAGCGAACGATGTCGGCCGCTTCGATCACGCGATCGTTGTGTAGGACAATCCCTGCGGTGAAATGCGGCGCTTTGATCACGGCCAGTATCTCGGTCATGGTTTCGGATGTGTCTTAGCGATGTGGTCGACGGCTTCCTCGTAAGTCATCGGTGGACCAGGAGAACCGCCATCGTTGAATGCGAACGAGCCGAAGCAGATCGGGCACGCGAAGCGCTTGGTGCCGTTCGAGTCAGTGCGTGCGGGCATCGGCTCGCGCCAATCCATCCACGGGAACCGTTTCTCGAAGTCGATCATGGGTGTTCCGTGAAAATGTGGATGAACACGTCCTCCAAGCTCGTGGGCAGGCTGTCGATCTCCAACGGTTTCATCCCTTTCTCAACGATGCAGATGCGACACGCGAACCGGTGCACCGGAGAACCATCCGGCGCAAAGGTGCTGACGGGGATCGGCGTGCGCCAGGGAATATTGGGCCACTCGATTTCGAACGGGTGCGTCATGCTCCCGGCTCCCCATGGCTCGTCCCGTCGATGCGGGATGAAAGCCCGTCCAAGCGTTCCTGGATATTGCGAAATTCCTGCGCGCTGCTATCGGCAAGACGCTTGAATTGCACGCCCTGGCCGTCCATGCGCTCCTCGATGCGCTTGATCCGCCTGCCCAGGCTATCGAAGCCGTCGCGCATTTCCTCGCGCAGCTTTTGCACGTTGGCCGCGATCAATTCCAAGCTGACATCCGCCATCACGCCCTCGGCCCCCCGGCCCATTCCCACGCACCCTTGCGGTACACCATGAAATGGCTGCAGTAGCCGCACTTGATCTTGTCGCCTTCCTTCGGTGGCTCGTAGGCGCGACCTCGGCGCTGGTGCCAAGTGCTCGCCTCCTCCAACGTCATCAGGCAGCATCGCATCAGCCCGCCAGGGCGCACGCGATAGTGACGAGGGGTGGGGGTTGTTTCATTCATTGCGAAAGGACTCTGAGCTTGTCGGCAAGCGAATGCTCGACTTCCTTGGTGCTGCCCACGATCTCGATCCAGTCCTCACCCGAGAGCGCGGGTGCGACGAGCGTCAGCGACGGGTGATGTCCACGTCGGATCAGCGCAACCAAGCCGTCCTGCAGCGCGCGACGCTGGAGATAGGCGAGTAGCGCGGGATCGCGGAAGGCCTCGGGCCGATCGGGATCAACCCATACCTGGATGCAAGGAATGTCGAGCTTCTCGCCAGTGTCGTTGTTCACGCGCGTGACGTAGTCGGGCAGGCAATCGATGACATATCCGCTACGATCGGGGCGGCGCAGATCGCGGGTATCATCATTAGCCAGCCACTTGCAGGACCAGAACTGACACGACCACGGTCGCTGCTCATAGATCGAGCAGCCCTTGCCCGCTCGCTGGTGCTTGCATCTTGTGTTCGCTGGCTTCTGCAGTTCCTTGATCGGCAGGAGCTTGCAACACAGCGTGCATCCTCCGCAGCGGCGCGTGGTTTCGATGTCGACGATCTTGATCTCTGCTGGCATCACAGGCCGCTCGAAAAAAGGGGGGAACCTCAATGAGGGACGTTGACGGCGAGGTTCCCCCGAGTGCGGGCTATTTTCATCCCCTGGAGAGGGGCCCGATAAAAACAGCCCGGTTCACGGGTTCACATAAGCCTGAGCAAGTTAAGCGCGGCGCGTCGCTTATCTTTCGACAGGCGTTGCCAGATTATCATCAGCTCGGCCGTTCCCCTTTCCTGCAAGGCCTGGAGCTTTCCTCGGTCGGGCCCTTCGGCCGCGACCACGCCGTCGAGAATCAAGCGCGCCAATGGGACATCGAGGACTTTGGCGATCTCGGAGGCCATCCCGATGCTCAAGCGATTGGCCCCTTTCTCGTACTTTTGGATTTGCTGGAATGTCACGCCGAGCTGGTCACCGAGGTCTTCTTGCGATAGCCCCTGACGCTGACGCTCAAGTCGGATGCGATGGCCAACTTCGAAGTCCACCTGCTGCTTCTTGAAGCGCGGCATTTATGCTCCGCCATTCTTTCGTCGCGGCTCGGCATGCACGGCGGTTCTGGTGATCTTGATCTCCTTGCCGTTGGCGTCGAACCACTTGCATTGGCCGCCGACCGCTCGGGTCACGGCCATGATGCAGGCGTAGGTCGGCCGGCGCGTTTTCCCGTGGAACCAATTCGAGATCGTGCTCACGCTCACCGAACTTGCCTCGTGAATCTTGGCGTAGCTTTCGCCCGAATTCTGCACCATGGTGCGAACAACATCGATCACCGGGTCTTTGTCGATAAACGAATATGAGCGCAGAACATTGATCGTGCGCCCAGGCGCGGTCTTGCGCGGAGGTTTCATCGCGGCTACTCCGCAGCCGCATAGATGCCATCGGGCCCTTTGGTGAGTCGCTTCGCTTTCAGGAGATCAAAAACGGCCGAATTCCACGAACTCGGGCTGAACCCATTGTGCTCAAGCTTTTCGCGTATCGCCTTTGGCTCCATCGGCCCGGATTTCTGCAGTGTCATTATGATGAAGTCGCGAGCGCCAAGTTTGTGCGTTGCGTGAACCACCTTTGTCGGTTTCGGCCTTACCTTCGCCTTGGCCACCTTCGCCGGCTTTGCCTTCGGTTTGATGAGCGTCGCTGCCCGCTGCGTCGGCGCATAGAGTCCCTGACCGACACGCTCGACGAGGCCTAGCTTGATGAGGTCGCTGAGTGCTGTCGATGCTGTTCTTGCCGATAGGTGATGGCTCACAAACGTCTCGCGGATTTTGTCGAGCGAAGCAGGTTTCTGTTTCGTGTGCCCCTTGAGCGCCGTCATCATGGCCTCGGTGCTATAGGTCTGTTCCCCGGTGCCTTTCATGCGCGCTCTCACCGGTGCGGTGTGCTCATAGGTTGGCACCTGGGTCATGATCTCGCAGCCGGTGATGACGCAATCGTGGTCCGTCAACACCGTCATCATTTTGCCGACCCGATCCTCCGTCGTCTCGAATGATATTTTGAATCGGTTGGTCGTCCCCTTCACCATCTTCGATCTCCTCTTCGCCTGTGGTGAGTCTGGTTTCTTCTTGGCCGGCGGGGCATCGGGGCAGGATTGTTCGCGCGCGCGCGCAGGTTCTCGCCCCAGCGCATCGCGATTAGGCCCAGCCAACTTATTGTGGTACCACAACTCCGTAACATTGCATCTATTACGTTTGCAACTATTTTCTTTCCCGCTCTCACTGGTTGCTGGATACCGTCGAACGAGCGCCAGGGCCCAGTCGCGCCCCAGGCGCAGGCACCGCACACGGAAGCCGCTACGAGCACGAACAGGAGCCGAGCTAGGGATGGTGCGCCCTGTCCGTTCCGCTCAATGGGAGGCCACACAGAGGCCTCCAGGGCGCTATCTGAGGCCGATTCTTCACCTTCGCTCGCCGCTGCCGGTTTGGGCTGCAGTACGATCACGGGCTGGACCACGGGCATCGGCGGCGGGGAGTCGATCGCTCGCACGGGTACGAAATTCCGCAAGCGGTCGATCCGCTGCAACATCTCGTGCGTGTTGTACATAAGCGGAAGCGCATACCCAGGCCCGATCGAATCGAGCGGCCGAGGCGGCGGCGGTGACGGCGGCTGATCGGCCGGGATCGGCGGATGTACAGCCGGCCGCACGATTGGCCGTGTGACCATCACCGGATTATGCCGCTCGGCGTAGTGCCTACGACCTCCGGGAAACCAGCAGCGCTGCGAGCCGTGCCATCGGCAATAGCCGGCGTCGGCGGCAATGCATTGCGACCGCGTCATGCAGCCTTGCGCGGGCGCGCTCCTGGCGAGCGCCAGGGCGAGCAGGACTCCAGCGATGAGCCAGAACACCAACGCAAGCGCTTTGCTGACCATGGTCGCCTCCTATGATCGTTCGATCCACACCCCCGCGAGCTTCTTGAGCAGCTCGTTCTCCTCCTCGGTGAACTCGACCTTCGACCAATCCTCGGCGAGCTTCGTTCCCTTGTCGGGCGGAATCTCGCGCAGGAAAACGCGACCCGTGCATTGGCCGACGTGGTCGATGTAGCGCGCGAGCAGCGCCGTTTTGTCGATCACCATTTCCGGTCGCCCGGCTTCATCAGCTTGCCGTTCTCCTCGACGATCGCGGCAAAGGTCTCGCTGATCTGCTTGGCGGCGCCGGTATATTCGCCCATGCGCCCGGCCAGGATGTTGGCCTCGGTCTTCAGCCGATTCTGGAACGAGCGGAGCTGCTCGATCGCGTGATCGATCTTCTCGATCGCATTGGCCGCAGCATTGAGCACGCCCATTTCCGGTGTGCCAGGCTCGGCAGCCGGTGCTGGTGTCGGCTCGCCATCGAGTACGATAGCCTCGTCGTGATTCTCGTCAGTGTTGACGCTCATTTCGTCTCTCCCTCTTGTGCGCGATTGCGCGGAAATGTTCGAGGATGAACACACGGATCGATGACGACAGGTTCTCGGAGCTGCGATTCTCTGTGTCGATCGTGTGGATGAGCTGCGAGATCGTCGTGTCGGTTTCGGCCGCGATATCGTGCAGGCATTCCCAGAACGTAGGTTCGAGCGTGACGCTCGATCTCTTGCCGGCGGCGGTGAACGAGTGCTTGTCGATGCCGCTCTTAGGGGACTTCCGTTTCATGTGAAGCGCTCCTGACGGCGCGAACGAATGGCAACCGGCCCCCGTGGTGATCGGCGACGTACTTGCCCAGGCGCGCGCGACCGGCGTTCTCCCAGTCGCGTCTCCAGTTTCTCGGCGGAAGCATCGCGGCGTCCATCAATAGGAACGCCGAGGCGGCATGATACGCGCCATGCTGCACGGCCTCGCAGTAGGCTAGTACCGCACCCATGGAATTATCGATCGGTTCGTGCCACACCTGGATCGGCGGCAGGCCGACCTGGCGGACCCGGCGAGCGCGGCGCATGGCCGTCAGGCCCGGCCGGTTTTCGTAATCCACCGCTCGGAAGTGCCGAAAACACGGTCACTTCCTGGTGTTACGAAAACCTCTAACCCCTTGGGAAAAAACAAAGGGTACGCTTGATTCCGAAGGGGACACTTTGCGCGAAGTCGTGTGTTCACAGCGGGTTATCCTCTTTTCGTAACGGCTCCGAAGGGGGGCGGGCACTTTTTCGTAATGCCGGTCATGGCCATTGCGCTAGGCAGGTTGGAATGGTCGATCGTCGCTCGGCGGCGCTTTCCCATTGTTCAAATTCTAACCCACCCTGATCCACCGCAATGGGTGCAATCGACTTCTTGGCAGAAGTAGGGGTCATCGTGTTGTGGTTTTGGGATTTCGCGTGTGCCAAGACCGCCGCAATATGGACACGTGTCATTCCGAAGCATCAACGCCTCCCAGTCTTCCAACTGACGCGCCATTTTTTGCTCCCTTGTGTTATGCCGTCCCCCGCAGTTTGCAGCGGAGCTTGACCGACCGAGGGTCATCCGGCCGCCCGGCCGTCGTGATGATGGCATCGGTGCCGCATAAGAGGCACTTCACGTGAAACCAGCCGCAGCGTCGCGCGGGATAGGGAAGCTGGATGGCACACGCTTCCTGGCCATCGCTCATGTCGAGATCGATCCCGTGCGGATAGAGCGGGTCCGGCGGATTCTTCGGCTCCCGATGATCATCGACCCAGGTGATATGGATTTTGCCGGTCATTGGCCTTGTCCGATCCAAATATGTCCGCAACTCCTCGCGGCTGACGAAGCCGTAGCGCCTATGGCAGCGCACACATTCGCCCCAGCATCCGGTATCGTCGTCCATCGTTACGCAGTATCGGCATCGGCCAAGCCAGCAGAGGATTCGATCGATGCACATCACGATGAGGCCTCCCCGGCTTCCTGGCCGTGCTCGACCACGTAATCGTGCGTGACGAAGCCCAGGCTGGCGTCGCCCCGCTGGTGCTCGTGCACCCATATCCGATGCCCCTGGCAGGCCGTGCACGTCATCCCATCGGCATCGAACTGATGCTCGCACAAAGGCGACAGCGGCCTGCGCCAGTCTTTGCGCCAGAAGCCACGGACCTGATGCGCGCGGCGGCGTGCGATGGCGATGGTCTGTGCCGCGAGCCGACGCCATCGTGCGGCTGGCACGGTCAGCCGGATGACGGTGTGGTCGCAGAACTTGCGATAGCGTCCACGTGAAACATAGCCGCGATCCTGCTTGACGAACGTCGTCGTCACCGGGACATCGTTGATCGTCGCCAGGAACGCCCATAGGTAACGGAGATCGGAGGTGCACTCACCAAACGGATTAAACTGCGTTGTCCTGAAATACTGGCGAACGAACTCGATGGATAGGTGCGGCGGCGGAATGATGCGGACATTGTCATTCCGATAATTGATCCGGCCGGTTAAGACGGCTTCGACCGGCAGGGCGAACTCCTCGGTTCCGGTTTCGGTTTTAGCGGCCACTTCCACACCCGGAATATGCGGCCAGGGCGGGGGACCGTCGTCGCTGCGCCAAGCGTAGCAAAACGGACTCGACGCCGGCTTCGGCACGCTTTTGCCGCCTTTGATCGAATGGCTTGAAACACTGAGAGCGGCGAAAGCGGTGTCGAGTTGACGGTGCTGCCAGCACAGCCAGCCGTGGCGCAATGGCGCATCGGCACCGGGCGGCGGCGACATCCCATATTCGCTGGCGCTCCGCTGCATCGTGGCAATCTTGTCGTGCTCGATCCACACGATCTCATGCGGCAACCGCGCCGACTGGCGCAAAGCCTCCAACAGCAGTTGTGACTTATAGGCGTCGTTCGTTGTCAGCAGACTCGCGTGGGCGAGGTCGGCCATGTAAGCCGACATGCTCTCGTCGAGCACGAACTTGCGCGCCTTGGCAACTAGATTGGTCAGTACCTGGGGGCGTCCGATGCGCCGGTAACCTGGGTGGCTCCATTCGCCCATGACAGCGTCGGCAAGAGTCGGTGGGTTTTTCATGCGAAAAAAAGCGGCGGGCTCATCACCCGCCGCTCCTCCCCTCCTACGCGGCCTCTGACAAGTCGAAGTCGTCGTCGTTGGCCGCTGCGATCTCCCGGGCATCCAGGGCCGCCTGGTAGGCGTCCATCGCCTTGTCGGCTCCCCGCTCGCGTCGGGCCTGCCGGATGTAGCCCTTGGTCGTCGCGGTGCTCTCGTGGCCTAGCACGTCGGCCACCAGCTCGATGTTGTGCGTGACCTCGTAGAGGCGACACGCGGCCGAGGCCCGCAGACCGTGCGGCACCAGGTGGCCCGCTCCGATCTTGTTGAGGCGTCCCTTCACCAGCCGGTAGAGGGTCTTGGCCGTGTAGGGCGTGCCCCGCTTGTTCATGAGCAACCGCTCGCCGCCCTTGGGCAACCGGTCGAGCGCCTCGATCAACTGCCGCAGCATCTTGATGCGGACCCGGCCACCGGTCTTCTGCTGGACCACCGAAATGCGCGGGCCGATCACGTCCTCGGGCTTCATGTTGACCACGTCGCTCTCGCGCTGCCCGGTGAACAGCAGCAGGGCGCACGCTGCGGCCTCGTAGTCGTCGGCGCCGTCGAAGTACTCATCGATGACGGCCTCGGGCCAACGCTCGTGGCTCTCGCGCTTGTCCTTGGTGTGCTTGCGCTTCACGCCGGTCGTCGGGTTCGGCAGCTTGCCGAGGTTGATCTCGTTGCCGAGGTTCTCGGCGACGAACTCCCACAGCGTGTTGATGAAGTAGAGCGCGATGGCGTCGGCCGTCGCCGTGCCATAGGGCTGATAGGGCGGCCGGGGCTCGCCGGGTTTGGCCTTCGCGGGCCGCTCGGCGTTGGCGATCCGGTTGCGGACCTCGCGGACGACCTGCGGGCAGAGCTTGGTGAACGGGTGCCGCGCGAACGGCTGCGATGCCAGCCAATCACCGTAGCGGCGCTGGTTGTCTCGCGTGCTATCGGCCAGACCCAGAAAGTCCTTGCTGGCGAAGTATTGCTGGATCGCCCAGGCGAGCGAACCGAGGCGGGCCCGCTGGCGCTTCACCGGTGCGGCGTCGGCGTCCTCCTTGCCCTTGACCGGCAGCGTGCCGGCGGTGACCTGGTTCATCAGCTCCTGGTGCTTCGTCAGAAACGCGGGCGAGCCGGCGGGCTTCGGCATCATCGCAACGTGATGGCCGCCGAAAATGAAACGCAGATAGCTGTACTTGCCACCCGGTTTCACGTCCTCGAACACATGCGGGAATATGGTCTCAGTCCTCATCGTCGTCCTCTACTTCCAAGCCAAGATCGGCGGCCATGGGATTGAGCTTCCGGCCCTGTCGTTTGTCCTTCCAATTCTCGACGGCATCGTCCAACTCGGATCGATCCCATAGAACCATCGAGTGCATTTTGATGGGCTTCGGCATTTCGCCGTCGTCCACCATGCGCTGAAACCGTGAGGTCGACATCCCGAGGTAGGCCGCCGCGCGATCGGCCCGCATCAGTCGA